CAATATAAAAAAGATGGGAGGGAATCGAACCCTCGTCACATAGCGTATGTTTAATACTAAACTAGAGGCTATGGTCTTAGTCACCAGACTCCACTTTTGTCAACTATTAATAGTTGTTGTAATACTCGTCCTCATCATCCTCTTCGTCAAGATCATCAGAAGTAGCATGAACATCTTCATCCTCGTCCTCATAATCTTCGTCATCAAACTTATCCCAATAATTGTCATCATACTCGTCGTGAAGAGTCTCGTAGTCATCTTCATAATCATCTTCACTAAAGTCAGCCTTATACAGAGGCTTGAGAAGTTCGCCTTGATACTCTCCGACAACTTCGTATCGGCAAGTGCGAAGTTTCTCACAATTACAATCATTAGGAACACTGACAACATCCTTGGGATTGATTTTAACAATCACAATCTTGTCGCCAGCATCCAGACTTCCGTATCCAGCAACATAATTTAATGCACCGGCATGAAGCCCTTGTGAGCATCCAACACTACGATTATCATCGACTTTTGCTCTAGTCATTTCGCAAACGTCACCAACCTTGTTACGAAACTTTCCAGCATACTTATCCATAAAGTCATTCCTAACTGCCTTATATGCAAGGAAATGACCATCTTCCGTAATGGGAAGATATTGATGTTCTAGAAAATCGTATAGTTCTTGTTGACTTTGCATACTGGGATTTTCCATCAGATTATTCAAGAACTTAACGAGTGGCTCAAACGGCAGACCCTTACTCATAAACTCAAGAATACGCTTGCTAATAGCACCGTGTACTTGCTCTCCATCGTAAAGCACCTTGCCATTCTTAACTTCTACTCGACCATCACTAAAACTAGCAACAGCGGTTTCAATATCAACCAACTTTACCAGTTCTTCTTCGCTTGCATTATGAAGATTCTCCATAATCAGGCGATAGTTAATATGATCCGGCAAAACCTGATGAGCCTTATTATTAAGAATAAGAGTCAGATTGCCATCAACCCACATAAACGGAACACTCATGATATTCTCCTATATTCCTGTGAAATTAAACTATTGTACTACCAATTGAAACTCTTAGTTGTTCGATACTCTGTTCATCTAACTTAGAACCCCAAGTACTCCTTCGACCGTAATATCCGCGAGACATTATAGCGTTTAAAGGATTGTCATTGGTCAGTTCACGCAGATTGCCTGACGTATCGACACTACAGACAATATACTTCAACATCGGCTGTTTGTCAAGAGTCTCTTTAATCTGCTTTCGCAAGTTATCGATACTGGATACCTTATCCTTTAGCGAATAATCATTCTCGATAACTTTTAGCATTTGCTTATTTTCTGGATACAGTCTTGCAACCCAATACGACAGTGTTTGGTACTGGAGATTAGCATTGCGGATATCCTTGCTGTTAATACCGTTGATCCCTATCTTATGTAGGATTTTAGTCATATGGGCAAAGTAGTCAACTGTCTTAAACTTCTTAATGTCAAATTGGCTACTATAAATCGTATGACCAAAGAACTCCATAATCATACAAGAGTCGGCCAGAGATACAATTGTTTCATTCTTGATATAATCAGCATAATTCAGACCAAACAAATTCAAGATATTGAACAAAAACTGCTTATCTGTAGACACATGATTGTAGTATGTCTCACCACTCTCATTCTTAGAGTATTCAGACTTAGCATAAGTAATTAGACCATTATAAGTCGCCAAGTCCTTGAATTTTGTATCATAGAACTTTGTGAGTCGATCCTTGAAAAAGTCATTAAATGTTACAAGGTTATAGCCCTGCTTAATGAGTTGTTCAGCATAACTCTGCTTGATGGCAAAGATATTTGTATCTCCAAACAATTCTTTGGCGAGTTCCTTAGTGTCATCAGACTTAGCCAGACTGCTAATATCCTTGATTGATGGATAGCCAGCAGTAGCAGCGTATCTAATGATTGGAATATAGACGATATCTTCTTCATCAAGAATACCATCGCGTTCTTCTTGGTCGCTAATTTCCTTGAGATATGCAGCATCATTCATTAGGTTATCACTAACGATAGACTTTGCACTACTGATATTTCCATGAATCAGAAACAGACTATCGCTACTAACAGAACCAACAGAATCTCTGTTACTGTTTTTACGATTAGTACTAGCGATCAGACTCTTATACTTGGAGACAAGTTCAATATTTGATTCTCCGCCAATATCTGCGATCAGTTTATCAAAACCGTCCGCAGAATCTTCTGGAGTATCACTATCAATCATAAGATACGCAAAACAATCGTGTTGATTGCAATAGCGAGTTACGATCTTTTTAGCGGTTTCAGCACCCTTGATATCGCAACGGAAAAATACAATCTTGGCACTCTTGCGAGAGTTATTCCAATAGTATGAACCCTTGCCGTTCAAAGTTTCGTGATGAATCTTGTCGGTAAGATATACCATTCTACGACTACGATAACCGGCAGTTCGATAGTTGAAAGCATACAACTGCTTACTCTTTTTAAAGGTATATTCCAAGTCCTTACCAGACTCTAGTTCATGTGCCTTACCATTAGAATCAGTCCATGATGCTCCTGCTGTCCAACCACCAGCAAGATCACTAAGATTATAGTATGTCTGATATGCGTCTACCAGACTAGTAGACTTAGCAATCTTTGTGGTCATATCTTCCTTCAATTGAAGGTAAATATCTTGAGTCTTTTCACGCAAGGCTTTAATGACTTGCTTAGTGTACTGGAGTCCTTCTCGACTAACATCCATTTCCAGTTCACCAATACCGAATTGTATTTCAAGATACAAGCCTGAATCAAGAATCTCTCTAACAAGACTCTTCCAATTATCAACGTCTGCCTTTCCAAAAGCACGATTCCATGCTTGGATATGATCGGGTTGATCGGGCCTATCTTCGCCAATAATCTTACTAGTATCAACAGGATACGCAATATTACCCATAATAGCGATCACGCCGCTGCCGGGACTATTATGTTGACTAGGATACTTAGTATGTTCGTGCGTAACTCGACCGATCTTCCATCCCTTGCCATCGATCACAACATTATGATGAGAGTATGATCCGTCATTGATAGTAGGACACACACCACCTTCGATGATTGGCTTAAGTCTAAAGTAATGAAACACTCTCTTAGACTTAGATGTAAATTCATGAAAGTCATGCTGCTTTACGGCAAAACTAATCTCTAGACCATTCGGCTCATTGGTCTGTGTGATAGACACAAGATTAAGACTAGGAACACCGCTTTCATCCATAGCGGCAATATAAGACAACTTCTTACCATTAAAGTAAGAGATGGTACTAAAACTCTTGGTGTAAGCAAAGGGACTCTTTGAGCCTAGACCCAAACAGCCGACGAAATCATTACTGTCATTTTTATTGCTAGCACCGTATGTGGTATAAAGTTCCTCCATATCTGCCTGACTAAGACCCGTGCCGTAGTCCCTAACCATAAAAGTAGGGCTTGCCTGAGTAGGCAGAGAAACCTTAAAAGGATTCTTGTTATTGGCAGCAATATGAGCATCATATGCGTTTGTGCTAAGTTCACGAATAACTGCCATGACCTTATCGGAATAGAGAGAATCCGACAAGATTTTAAACATTTTGCTGGTCTGTGCGATACTAAACTGATTAGCCGACTGAATACCAACGGAATGAATCTCAACTGTGCGATCTGCCAACTTCATCTGTAATTCTCCAAAAAAGTTCTGATTCCTGTGTGATGCTATGAGTATAACATCGGCAATCGGTCTTGTCAACCTTGAGTTTCTTTTTTGTTCGCTCTAAGGATACTAATGTAGCCAAAATATATTGGAATTAGACCCAAATACCATATTGGTATTGCGAGGGAACAGAATAATATTCCATTAAGAATAGATATAATACTTAATATATAAGTGATAAAAGTAGGAAGATTTAATTTAGCAGATAGGTAGGCCAATGGCCCGATAAAAATAGTAACCAAAACCATTAAAGAAACTATCAATGCTAAACTAGCCACTAATTATCCTCATCGTCATCATCATATTCATTTTCCCATTCTGCTATTTCTGGCAACCAACCTTCATTAGATTGATATTTTTCATCGTCATCATCGTCAGATATTATATTTTCGGCATCTTCAATAAAAATAGATAAAGTATTTAAGATATCAAAAATACTATCAATCTTATTAGATATCTGCTTAATATCTTTTTTAATTAGCAGTATTTCCTTCTCTAATCCTCCAATGTCCTTAGAGATTTTATCGTCTATTTTATTAATTTCTTTATTGTTTTTTAATACTTCTTTTATTAGATCGTTAAAATCACGGGACATTTTTGTATCTTTCTTTGATTAGAGTAATTTGTATTCTCTTATATCACCATTTTCTGCTATCTTTTTATTTTCATAGGTTGTCGCAACTCTACGATAAAACTCTTGCTTTATATTTTCTAATACACCAGTGATGACGGCAATCTTAGGATAAGAAACTTCGCCCATAGTTCCAGATAATATACGAGAAAAAGCATAGTTAATATCACCGCATATACTTAAAAATTCTTCGTTACTAATTTTTTCTCTATACGGATTAGAGTATGGATTGTCAGGATTGGCTGGAATATTGTCACGCAAACACTGCATCATATGTTCTATACATATATCTAAATTTGCTCTATTTGATTCTTTGATATAAGGCATAATTATTCCTCGCTACACTTACATTGATATCTATTACAATAGTTGCATTTTGGGCCTGGAGATGAAAATCCCCAAGCGTTTGATAGGCCACTAAAACTTTCTTTACCAGTGTCTATACAAACCAGTTTGGATGATCTGTCTCTAGATACTAATCCCACATTATACCAATGACAATCCCAAAATTTTAAGCCAGTTTTATCGTAAATACTCTCTACCAAATACTGAATATCTTGCATGGATATTTTTGTATTAGAGCCATATGTTTTAGCACATTCTGTTACATATCCCCAATCACTAGGTTCATCCGGCTTCCAGCCATCTTCTTCACAAAAATTCAACCTACACACACCAGAAAAAATCTTTGGAGCAAGATCGTGTTTTGCTAATTTGTTCTGTAATCTTCGGGATTCTATGGCTTTAGTTTTGTTTTTAAACTCTTTGAATACTAACAGGGGTTCGTCTTTAATAGGATATACCTGACAATATCCCCCTTCGTCAAACCATCCACTATAATCAATCAGATATGTATTATCCATATTAATTAATATGAAATAACTTGTGGGACTTCCCCGGTTAAATAGTACAAAAATTGTTTAGCGTCATCTATTGATGTAAATTCGCCCAAAAATATTGGAGTACTAATCACATCATCAAGATATCTAGTACCATATATGCGATAAAAGGGTTCGTCTATAGCACCCCAATCATCAGATAAAAATTGTTCAGCACTTGTTACTTTTTCAATAATAGTACCACCCTCATAGTCATTATATTCCCTCACAGTAATGAGTTCGAAATAATCTATGGGCGATTTAGGATTGTTGTTTTTAACGAGTCCGTTACACAATCTATTGCTCATTATTAATCCTATATAAAGGCACTACACAGTTTTGATTGTCATAAGGATTATTGGTCAACCTTAAATCGTACAAATCACCTTTATCATTTGTTTTAGCAAACGCGGCGGGTTTGTCAAGAGATTTTTTAAGTTGTTCCAACTCTCTCATAGCACCCAAATACAGATCGGTTTGTTCTGTAGCCAACTTATTTGCTTCGTAAACTTCTTTGGCTAAGTCTCGTTTGGTTT